TGGACAGGAAGAGAGCCAACCGTGACGCTGTTGGTTACGCTTGCCGTCACCGTGCCGTTGATTTCTCCCTTAATTCCAACAACCTGACCACTATCAATCGGGTCATAGATTCCATAAATTGGAATTGGCCTAAGCTCGTTATCAATCGAATTATATCCACCAACAGCTAAAACTTTACTTGGCATTGGTTCAGCCGAATAGCCAGCAATACTTTCCAATGTTGAGTTACCATCTTTATCCACAATTTCAACCGCAACTCTTCCTGCCCCGACGTTAAAAGGTTCTCCTTCTTCTCCAACAGAAATGGGATAAATTATATTACCGCTTCCACTATAATATTGCCCAGAAACATTCGCCGTAACCGTCCCCGCAATCGTTTGCGTGGCGGGGAGGTTGGAGATGGAGACAACAGAACCAGAAACAGCACTACGCATATCCGTGATTGCTTGTGCCCCCAAAGAAACAACAGTATGGGCGGGGATATGCGCCCCCGCTGAAACTACGGTGGAAAGAGTTGTGGCCGTCTGATTGCCGTCAAGAATAGGGAGTGCCATATCTGATTATCCTTTGTTAAATTAAGCCAAGATACATGGAATTGCGATGGTCGGAGAAGTCCAAAGAAGGGACATAACCAACTGTGGCCTCTTGTGGGGTTGCGTAAATATTAAGCATAAGTCCCCTTTGCCATGCCCTTTTTGGGGTTCTTATGGTTGGATTTTGGCTTGTAATCCTAGCCATATAAACTTTGGCCGTAGTTTGAGCATCTAATTTGGCCGCAAGGGTTGGGTTTTCTGAATAGAAAGATTCAAAGATATTGCAATAGTCGCCATCAAAGTCCTCCTGGCTAACCTTGGCCGCCGTATCCGAATATGCCACCTCTACACTTAAATCATATACCCCGGTAAAGTTTCCAAGCATCTGACTATTAACATCAGCCTTGACCGTGGCATAAGGAAAGAGTCTTGCCCCCACTCTGTTTGATGTATAGACATTCAGCCCTGTTACAGAATTAAGCAGTGATGCAACAGCATCTTCTATTCTATATGATATGGTCTGGCTCATTTTTTAGCACTAGCTTTAATGTCTAAGACTATGTTCCGTTGCCATGTTCTATTGCTTGCAAGGATTGTCCCGCCCTCGTTTGCTATGGATGCCTTATATACAGTCAAATTTGATGAGGATGTCATAGTTGCCGGAAGGGATGGCGTTGAATAAAGCTCCTCAATAATGGTCTGTACCTCATGGTCAAAGCCAGCCCTGCTGGTTGTGTCGGCTCGGCTGGTGTAGGTAAGGCTTGCAGATAGGGTAAAAACGCCTGTAAATGGCCCTAGAAGCTCGTTTGATATGGTGGCCTTGGCAACCACATTGGGCAAAAGCCTTCCCGTGCTTCTTTCGCTTGTATAGGCGTGTGGGATGCTTGCCCCAGATACGGCATTAAGCAACGCCGCCTCCACCTCTCGCTCAATCGATGCCATGGCTAGGTGGTTATTTCGGCTAGGTCGATAGAATATGAAAGGCCGTCTGCGCTAATAGAAAAGCCACCCACCATTCTTTCAACACCAGAAACCACACAAAGAGAACCAATAGATGGCGTGGATACAGCGGATGCACTTACAACCATGTTTTGTGTAATTCTAAAAACCTCGCCCCCTACATCAAGTTCAGAAGAATTTACCAAGTCAGTTACACTTGCAGAAATTGTATTAGACCCAAGGCCGCTTACGGCTGTCCATAAGTCTCCGATCATATTTGTTAAATCAATGCCAAAATAAGAAGTTTGTATGGAGCCGCCCATAGCCTTTTTATAGTGTCAATCAGCCATTATCAATCCGTCAAATTGCCACACATTTTGAACTTCATGCGCTCCTCGTTCCCTATAAAACATGGTCTCTTTCCCACGCCTAACCGCCGAAGCCAAAATTACAGGCGAGCTATTGACCGCCCAGAATCCCTCGGCATCCCTTATGACTTTTGCCATATCCATGATTGTTGGAGCCGTGTAGCAGTTCAGCCCATTGATCTTTACTTCCGGGGGGCAAAGTACATAAAAATCCTTTTCTCCCATTTGCTTTCTAGCTTCCACAATAATCTCAATAGGATTCCTTTTGTCGCTCTGACTGATGCCAAAGGGAGCCACTAGGTTATACTTGTCTGGCATTTCCTTTATCCGATCCGATCCTAGCTTATCCAAAACAATATTGGTTTTATCTGCGCCCTTAATTTCTGGATGGCTATATACAAAATCGTGCCATGTTTTTTTGCTTTTAATAAATCCCTCGTAGCGGTTGGGCCAAATTTCAAGATCAATAATATCCCCTTGACGGTGTCCCGCTTTTACATAGCTGGTCATCTCAAAAACGCCGTGGTATTGGGCAAAGCAATCTATGAAAACCTCATGGCCTTTGTCGGACAAATATTTTGCGGCGGGTAGGCAACGCAGAACATCCCCTAGCCTTTGCGAGTATTTGATTGTTTTAGCAGTCATCCGCTACGCTCTTGTCGTGCAAAAAGTTAAAATACTTTGCCAGCCTTACCGGGCCACTTGTCTTTTGTAATTCCTCCCAACCCTCAACCAATCCCTTATATCCATAAAAATCTTCCTTGAATTGTGCCTGTTCCTTGGTTGCATAAGCATAGTGATCAAATACTAGCCCCATCGCCTCGGTCACTCCCCTCGGTACGAATGGGGCTTTTGCATTTAGCTTTGGAGGTTCGTGGCTAACAAACTCGACATTCGGCCCCCACTTCCACGCCCTAAACCACTCGTACCAGTTTGAGCCAAAACCTTCCCTTGTTACCACTTTTTTATTTTCACCCACATAATAGTTACAATGAAACTGGGCGGCCTTGCCATAGTCGCCTTCTTTTAGCAAGCCATAGACAGCATCCAGTTTGTCGGCTGTCCAGATTTCATCTGCATCAATCTCCATGACAACTCCATGATCCACTCCCTGCAAAGCCTCCTTAATCATCTCGATCTTCCCGGCAAATGGCTTGGCTTGCCAATACACGGAAACATTCCCGCCGGAGATATTGTTTAAATATTCGTGTGTGCCGTCTATTGATAGAAAATTCTTGTGCCATTTATAGGTGATCTCGTTGCACCAGCGGGTGCAATTCAGCGGGAGTGAAACGCCTTCCACAATGCGCCACTGCCAAGGAATCTTGAGTTTTGTAAATTCATCCATGTGCCTTTTGATGTAAGGCATTCCATTAAGTACGATGGTGAAAATGGTTAGCATTTTGAGACTCCGTTGCGATCTGCCCACTCGTTATATTTGTTTAGGTTCCATTGTCCATGATAATCTGTTCCGCAACTAGCCTGCGTTCTAGCGTGAGGAATATGTGCAAGATAGAAGCCTTCGGCATATTTACCAAATTTTTGTGTTGCTCTTGTAATCCACCAATCAATATGAGTTCCTCCAACATACATATCTGGCGCATCTTTTGATAATGTTTCCCAAAATGTTTTCTTTATAAAATACCCATCTACCCCACCGCACTTTTCCCCCGTTCCAATTTCCATTCTTCTTAAACCAACAACATCATAATTATTGGAAATAATTACAGATGGTGGTATCAATAGCTGGCAATCCGAATTTATCCAGCCAAACCACTCTCCATATTTGCTTGCCTGCTCCAACATTCTATTGAATAGAGGGCGAGGTTGTCCGGGTATTGTGATAATATTTAATTCAAATCTGGATAAAGAGGAAAGACATAAGCGTTGAGACAACATTATTCTAGGATCATCTGAATCTTGAATTGCTGTAATAATATTCATCGAGAGAAATACATTACCGAGATATGACGATGCTGTTCCAAGACCTCCCTTGAAAATGCTTTGAAATTTTGTGCCTCCGCCCATTCGGTAAAAGCCTTCTCGATTGCTGGGCTATGTAGCTCAACCGCCATTTGCAAAACGCTTGGCATTGATTTGATGCCAAAAAAGAATGTTTCCGATCCCTCAATATCACATTTAATAATTGTGGGTTCTGCTTTTTTTATGTAATAAATTAGTTTTTCTGTGGAATTTATGAGGTCACAATAAAATTCCACTTGTTTTGACTTTTGTGAAAACTCTGTTTTTAGTTGTTCTATGTCTGGCAAATATGAATCAACGCCAACATAAAAAGAGGGGCATTGATTAATTATGAAATGGGGAGTTCCTAGTTTGTTTTGTCTCGTGTTCTCCGCATCCACATCATTATATGCACACCCCAAATCAAGAACTTTATCATTAAAACATTTTAAATGCTTCCAATGATCTGCCGGGTTTTCGCTTTTAATTACTTCTTGCATGATTTAGCCGTGTATTTTAAGGCTGTCACGATCACATAATTGATGACTGCTTCCTTGTCTTTGGCAAGCATTTCCAGCTCGATACGATAGAGGTCATTCCCAGCCTTCTCGTCATATTCGATATCCCAAAGCACATACTTGGTCTTGTCGGGTCGGCTTTTGCCAAAGCGAATCACGCCTAGATTCTTTGGAGCCTTGCTTGTTTTATAGAGGCCAATTTTCGGCTTTACGCTTTTCATATATTGCTTTTCCTTTCTCATAATTTGAGACTGCATTGTGCTTCTTAAAGTGATCGTCTTGAGCCGCCCCGGTGAACATAGGATTGTCGTGGGTTAGAACGATATTCTTGGCTTCCACTACCACCCCAGCATCATAAGCCCTCTGAGTGTATTCGTTATCGGAATAGATGCCATCAGACTCTTGATAATCGGGATGGAACAGATGCCCCTGCTTTTCGAGCCTCTTTTGCGTTAAAATCGCCATACAAAGCAGTTTATCCTGTCGATGCCCATCGGATACTGCCAGCACTTTCTCCTCATTTGTAGGGCCAATAGCGGTCGAAATTAGGGTGTCCCAATGGCGAGGTGGCGTCCAGTCGTCCGACATTTGCATCAAAATCGCTCCTTTTGCCTGTTTTGCCCCTTCGTTCCACGCATTGATAATCCCTCCGGGGTTGCATCGAATCCCGCCGTGCGGCACATAGTTTTCGGGGTCATCGTGATCGACCATAAAAAGCCACTCGATTGAAAGCGGATCATCGGCCAAGGATAACCATTGGAATCGTCTATTGTAGGCGATCTGCGCCCTGCCTCTGGTGGCGTGAATGACGCTGATCTTTGGAGGATTTGCCCAAGCCTTATTAGCGTTGGCGATCTCAGCCGTGTTGCCGATACACATTGAAGCCGTCCGATAAATGTCCAAGGTCTGCCAGCGGTAGATCGGCTCTTGCAGATTCCAGTAGTGGGTTGATGGGCGGGGTAGTGAGATGGCAGAACGGGCCGATCCCCACGCCTTCACCCATTGTGCCTTGGATGCGTAGAGCAAGGCAGTATAATAATGCGCCTCCCTTCTTTCTGGTTGGCAAGTCACGGCTTCGCCCAGGTATCGCAATCTTTCGCTCTCCTCTGGATGGCATCGGCCAAGATTCAAAAGCACATCGTATTTGAGCGTTTCGTCCAGATCGGGGAATGCCAAGGCTTGCTTTCCAGACTCAATCGCCTTGGCGTGCTGACCGCTTAAAAAATATTCCTGTTGCTGATAGTAAAGTGCGTGGGGAGTGCCTTTTAGTTCATCCTCCAAGATTTTAAAGTTCCTATCTGCACTTGCCTTTTTGTAGCCGTGGGGCTTGTGGATTCGCCAAATCTTATCCAGCCCAAACATCTTGCTTTGGTCGTGGGCCACCAAGGTTTCATGCACTCGGCTTTTCCACTCGCAAGTTCCCTTCCTAGAAACTTCTTCCCGCAAGGGGCATAGGCTGGCATTTTCCACCCAGTATTTTAAGGCACATAAATGTCCATCCCTTGCGATCATTTCATCAATGGCGGCTTCTATTGTGGAAACGCCGTCCTCGGCCATAACATCATCGGCATCCACCCATGCTTGAAACTCGCAAGAACAGGCATTTAAGGCCATGTTCCTAGCGTCCGCAAAGTTATCTACGAAAGGCCAATCAATCTTTTTATTCTTATAATGTACAATTCTAGCACCGAGAGCCAATGCGATCTCTTCGGTTTTGTCTGGACTAGCTGACCCCCTAGCAATACAAACAACCATCTCTTTTGCGACTGGGGCAAACGATTTAAGGCAACGCTCAATGTAGGCTTCTTCATTACCAGCGATTAGGTATATGGATAAATCGTGCTTCATTCAAGAGGATTTCAGCTAGGATTTCTTTTGGATGCTGGATGTCAATAAAAAGAAAAAGGAGGGACAGGTTATTCACCCATCCCTCCTTCTTCGGAGGAGTCAGAACTAGAACCAGCAATTACACATAGTTCGTGGTGATGCGAACAGCGGCGTTCGCATCGATCACAACTTCGGCGGTGTTCATGCGAACACGCAGAACATTGCTACGGCGAGCGTCATCACGATAGGTCTCGGAGATGAAGCCACCCGGAGCGTCATCGGCCCACACAAGGGTGCGTCCCACTCCGCCAGCGGTGAACTCGCCGCCTTGCAGATTGGCAACAATGATCTTGGTATCGGGGATGATGAACGAGCCAGAGTAGGCAAGATTCTTGTTGGCGGTGTTACGAGCCGCACGACCAATCAGAACCCTCTCCACACCCAGACCAGCGGCCACCTGCTTCTCATCGAGCAAGCGAGGGCCGACATCGGAGATAACTCCGAAGAACATGTTCTGGAGGAGGGTGGAACGGCGGATGCGCTCAAACACATTGGCAGACATAAGAACCGCATTGGCCTCATATCCGAGTTTGTTGAGGGCGAGCTTGGCCGCCGCAACGTCCGCAGGGGCGTTGATGGTGGTCAGAAGAGCCTCGGTGTAGTTAACCGCAGGGCTTTGGTCGGCCGTGGTGAACGGAGTAGAACCAGCCCAGAGCAAGTCGCTAACACGCTTCTCGTGAGAGAGCTTCAACTGACGAAGCAAGAACTTCGCCGAGGAAGCCTCGATCGAGAAGAACCGATTCAGATCGGCCTTGAGACTATCGTCTAAAAATTCGGTCAAGCCGTATTCGGTCGTGCTGTAGTTGGCCGAGGTGTATGAACGGCTGATGGTCGCATATTCAGAGGAGATATCCCGCTTGAGAGCATCCGCATTACGCAGATCAGCGCCAGCAAGGGTAGCTTTCAAATACACGCCCGACTTCGCCGGGACATTGAGCAAAGGCAGAGCCTCCGCACCGATCAAACCAACATCGCTCGGCCCTTCGATCAATGCTTGATTGATGTCGGCCCGAATCGTTGTTCCGCCAGAGATAAATGACATTTTTTTCTATTCTTTCTTGGTTAGTTGTTTCTGTGATTAGAACAACGGAACGGCGATTTCAACAACCGCCGAAGTTGCCGTGGCCGCTTCGAGAGCGATGCCAGCCGTGCCAATATTGGCCGCCAGCGTGGTCACTTGACCGCCGTTATCGAACTTAACCACATCACCCACAGCGCAAGTCCCAGAGACCGTGCTAAAAAAAGTGGGGTGGAAGAGCTTAACCGTGCCAGCGTCACCAGCGGCCACATCCTGTTGGACTACGCCGATGGCCTTGCTTGCGCCGGAGACGGCAACGATGGCCTGTCCAGCCGTGGTATCAGACTGAACCAAGCGGAACGCCGAGATCGCCGTGGCGAATGTGAAGGTGCGGAAATTTCCGTCAATTTGTGAACTCATTGTGTTTTATCCTTTGTTAGATTTTGCTGATGCCCCGGCTCAACGCCTCGGCATATTCTTGGGGGTTGGAGAGCATCACGGCTTTCATGGCCTTGAGCTTCGAGGTTCCGTAGTCGGCATGAGCCGCCACAAGAGCCTCAAAAGTTTTGGGTTCTTCCTTGGTCTCGGATTTAACTTCAACCACAGGGGAAGCGGGAATCGGCTTAATGCCAAATTCCACCAGAGCTTGCTTAACCAGTTCGCTCATGTTGGTGGATTCGGTCTTGTCGGATTTCTCCTCGGAAGGAGCTTCGGCAACAGGAGCCTCTTCTTTTTTGGTTTCGTCTTTGGGGGTTACAATGGCTTCGAGAGCTTCCATGCGCTTCATCAAAGCCTCCATCTGTGCTTTATATTCGTCCATTGTAGATTTTCCTTTATTGTCAAGTTTTGGGTCAGACTCAACGATCGCTTGTTTGATATCGGCGGGGACACTTTGTCCGCCAGCCATATAGCCCAAATCTTCCTTGCAAGAACACGCCTTATTGCCAACGGCAAAAACCAGCATATCCTTTTCAACTCCCGAAAAATCTCTAAATCTCTCGTTGGATGCCGGAGAGCTTACCAGATCGGCAGAGGCAATGCTCTGGGGGCGAATGTAGTCTTTTCCGTTGATCGTCTCGGATTCATTCATAAAAGCTAAAGATACGCCAAACTGATCTGGGGCTTCATCAGCCATCTCTTTTATTAAGGCGTAGTGAGGCGAGCTTTTGAGGAGGTGCAGGTCGGCCTTGAGCTTGTCGCCCTCGATGCGGGGGTTACGAGCATATCCAACCACACTTTCTAATCCCGATCCGTGATTTAACTTACATTTCACGCCATTAGGAGCCTTCTTCATCAATTCAAAAGCCTGTTCGATGGATGTTTTATCGATATAGAGATCGTGACCCTTGGCTTCGCCTTGGCTCAAAATATATACATCTTGAATAACTGAATCTGATTCAAAACTTGCATACCTTCTGGGGTTGGGGCTTTTTGCTCTATGGGCCGGAATGGTAGATGGTCTCCAAGTCCTATATGTTCCTTTTGCCATTTCTTCTTTTTTTTGTCTTCTTTTCCAGTCCCTATATGTCTGGTAGGCAACCGCCGCCCTCTGCTTCACATCCTTAAAAGTCTTTACCGCTTCTTCATTGCCCATGAAGCGACCAACAAAGTCTTTGATCTTGTCTTTCTTTTCTGGAGAGGGTAGGGGCATAAGATTAAGCTAGGGTTAAGAGATACTTAAGGCGATTGACCGCACCCAAGATTTCGTCTCTGATGTTTAGAAGGTCGCTATCTCCCTCGGCCAGATAGCCGGGAAGTTCATCCGACAAGAAGGCGATAAAGTCATCGTTGTATTCGTTAAAGGATTCTGGGGAATAGTTATCCAGTTCAATGCCAAAGACGGAAGCGGACACAATGCGCCCATACTTGCCAAAGAATGTTTCTAGGAAAGTGTCGATTTTGTCATCGAGCATTTCATAGGCATTTCCGAATGACTTGTGCTGGCTATAAGATTTTGTCTGCCAATGAAATATCCGCAACTGATTCTGGTAGGTCAGAAGGGAGGTTAGGATTGTCTCGCCGTTGGCGTTTTCCATAAGCCTAGTCCTTTTTGTCAATCTTCTTGTCTTTAATTGGTTTTTCTTCTTTGTCCTCTGGCTTGATTGGATCAAATCCAAAGGTGTCGTATATGCGGCTGGCGTAATCTTGATTTTCCATTTTAATATTCCTCAATATCTACAACTGTTGAAAATGGGCCATTTTTCCTATATTGCACTTGTTTTGGTTGGCCTACTATGCGAATTTTTGATTTGTAGGGCAAGACAAATTCTTGTTCTCCAAATGATTTAGACGCATCAAATTGTCTTAATGATTTGCTCTTTACAAGCCGAAGATAAAGATTTCCGCCCTTTGCCCCCGCAGTAAATCCACTAGCAACGCTTTGGTCTGGCGTGAATGATGTAAATGTTCTGTTAAGAGTCATTCCTCCAGAGATTCCCTTAATAAAGTTATCGGTTTCCTCTTTCGTTTCAAATGCAAGCCCTCTCCACATATCCTTTGTTTGCTTATGGGGGGCTTGTTTTTCAAAAGCTTTTAATAGTGTTTGAGATGTTTTTGATTCTGGGGCGGTATTGATTTTAACATACTGATCACCCTTAAAATCGTCTTTTACTTGAAAGGCGGCAACATCGTTATCCACTCTTTCTTTCCATGTTTTGAAATCAAGGTTTTCGCCTTTCATTTTAAGTTCACCAACTTGCCAAACCGCATCGGGATTTTCTTTTAGCTGTCTGGCTCTGTATTGTCTCCAATCTCTAGCATCGGCGGCTCCATTTAATATTTTCCCGCCCTTTGCTGGGATTGGAACTTTCCCAGCTTTTTGAGCTTCGCTTTGCTCGTATTTTGGGATTACGATATTCCCATTTTTGTCGTATGTGTGTCCGTCTTTCCCAATGCCAGCTTTTTCTGACTTTTGTTTTTCAGTTTTTGCTTTTGGTTTTTCTTTCTCGCCGCCCTTGTCTTGAGGAGTTGGACGAACATAATCTTTAGGCATCTTTCCTCCCGGTCTTTCTGGCGTATATCCCCCTTCCTTGGCTGGCCTTCCATAGCCGACCGCACACTTATTGTCTGGGCCAAAAGTCCCGCCCTCATCCTGTCCGCAGTCCCGCCCAGCTACAAATTCAGTCTCTACTTTTTTTTTATCGTCCGTGATTGGCCCACCCACGATCCATGCATCGCAAGTCCTCTTGGCCGCACACTTAAAGTCAAAGATTTCGCAGTAGCCAAGATCACCACCCATAGCCACTTCGTTTGCGTCCTCGCCAATTCCCTTTTTGATGCATCCTAAGAGCTTGTTGGTTTGATTGAAGGCGGCACAATTCCCGCAACGCATTTTCTTTGCCGTCTCTACATCACCCTGAAACTCGTCTGCCTTGGCTTTCCAGTAATCCTCGTTTGGCTCGTTTGGGTTGGCTGGGCCATAGTTGGCATCATCAACGGCATTCTGCCTGTTTTCTAAATTGGTTTTAATGTCTTGCGTAGCGATGGGACAAGCGGATGGTTCTTCGAGATTCTCGTCTCGACTGTTCATCTGCTTAACCAGTTTCTTTGCCCAAGCATAACCAGCATCACCGCCCCAGAGTTGCCATGCTTGCCATCCTTTGCCCTGTTCGTCCCAAGTGCTTCCCTGCTTATCGACTTCATGCCGATCAAAGAAAGCCTTCATTCGCCTAGCTGTGTCCGGGGAGATCGTCTTGCCATTCGACAAATCCCTAGCCCTAGCGATGCCCACCGCCGTTCCGCCTCGCTGACTGGCTGGCTTTTTGTCCCTAACTTCTAGCCCTCTCTTGGCCGCTTCCCTTACGCCTTGGGGCGGGGTGAAATCGATATCTGAATATTTGCCAAGTTCACACGCACTCAGCATCCCCTTGACCAGCAGTTCAACGCTTTCCTTGTCCAAAGATTGCAAGATGCTTGGAACCTTGGGGGCGAGCTTTCCACCCTTGGTGCTTCCTGTGGGCAGTTCTTCAACTGGCGTGGCTTCGGTGGGTTCACGCTCTTCGCCCACATCGATATCGCCATCGCCACCCGATTCGCCACTTTCGGTGTCTTGGGGCTTAATTTCTGGCACATCGTTTGATCCAAGTTTCTCTGGCTTTGTCTGGTCTGGCTGAACTGGTGCTTGTGCGGCCTCGCCAGCGGTAACTTTTCCTGTTGGGGCGAGTGTTCCAACATTGATTCCAGCCACGATGCTTTGAATGACCGAATCTGGAATGTTGGGGAATGCGCCTCGGATGATTGCGTTTGCGCCCTCTTGGGTGATTGCGCCAGCGGCCACCGCATTGATAATCTGAATAAGCGATGCAATCTGCGCTCCGTTGAGCGAGTAATCGATGAGAGCCTCTTGACCAGTAGGCGTTGGGGTTCCATCGGTTGTTGCTCCTTGCTCTGGCGTAACTGGAGAACCATCGGGGTTGAGTTGCGATCTGCTTTGAGCTTGTGCGAACAATGCGCTTTCCGTGATATCGGAAATCGAGGTTGCGGGAATCCCATATTGATTGGCAAGGTCTGAAATCTTCTTGGCTTCTTGTGCCTTTAGAATGATGGAGCTTTCAAAGTCTTGCCCACGCTCTGCCATGATGTCTGATCCTGTCCGCAGTCCAGACTTAAATTCCGCAATCGCTGATTCTGATTCACGGCCAAGATCGATTGAGACATTGGCCCCAAAATTGAAAACGCCCTTGGTCGTCTTGGTTCCAAGATTGTTTTTAATCAATCCTCTAGAAACCGCATCAGCGATAACAATGTTTTTAATAGGCCGAAGAACCTTGTCCTCAAGCAATTTCTGGTGACGCTTGAAAGTGCGAGAAGCCTGTTGCATTTCCAGCCGTGCCGTTGGGCCGGACATGGCCGAGGGATCAACGGCAAAAGAATAGGGAATGCCCACGCCCATGCAGATATTACGAAGCAGAATTTTATGGAACTCTTGGAAGCCGTTGCCGGGACGGTTGGGCGAATCGGGGAACTGCATTTCTTCACCCGGCTCCAAGTAGGTGATTCGTCCTGGCTCAATGCTTTCAATCTTGATTACATTGTTGTTTGCATCGAGGTCGTTGGCTAGGCTTGCCAAGTCGGAAGCGTTGTTGTTGTTTCGCTTGATGATTCCACCCTGTGAACTGGCAATCTTAGCGGCCATCTTCTCCATCTGCTGAAGCTCATAAATGTCCGTGGCATCATTGATGGCCGTGCAGAAAGCCGTCACGCCTCGGTATTGGTCGATGCGGAGAGGGTCGTAGAGATGGAATACTTGGCTTGATGGAATTGTGGCTTGGAACATATAGGCGTTCCCGAATGTTCGCAGATATACATCGTAGCCATCGGGTGCGCCTGTTTCTTGGTTAATGTGGATTCCACCGATCAAATTTAGGCTTGTATAGGTGCGGAACGGATCGCCAATTCGGTCTGCCTCCACGCCCTGCAGCCGCAGATTCCCCTCTTGGTCACGCACTAGAATAAAGAAAAAGTCTCCGTCCCGAAGCATCGACATCACGGCCACCTGCATCAAGATCGAGCCTGTGTGCCGTCCAGATAGATCGCACTTGTCCCACCAGCTATTCCAATAAGCCTCCACATCGGAGTTCACATTCTGATCGGTGGTTCTGGCTTGGTAGGTGATGTTGGCCGCAACGTGGGTCGCAAATTTCAAGAGCAGGGAACGAATCAATCCGAAGTTTTGATCGAGGTCTCTGGCTCTCTTCATCATTTCCACCCGATCATAATTGGATCGGAATCCCTCGGCCCCGGTCAGACTGCTTGGCACTCTCCGCTGGCGATTGTAGAGGGTCGCATCATATTCAAACTTGGTCAGCTTCGCTCTGCTCGCTAGACGATCCACCGCCGCTTGCGGGTTGAAAAAGGCCACCGCCTTATCAACGAAATTCAATTCGATCTTTTTCACGCCCCACCCATCGTCCTAACTGGCCCAAACGCCGCATAAGTGTGATAGACCTGAGTTCCAGACGCTTTGCGGATTGCCAGATTTAGTTCGGCAATCGTGTCGGTAACTTCCTTAAGATTAGCTCGGCTGAAAGACCGCCCTGCGATGGAATAACTCGCCCCCGCCACCGCTATCGCCTCAAGACAAGTTACATACTTATCACGCAGGGAAGTTAAGGTAGCAAGCGGCAAACCAACAAATGCGCCACTAGCCATTCAACTCATCTTCTGTCAAACCTGCGGGGATGACTTTTAGTCTGCCGTGGAGTGCGGCCCCAACTAGGTTCATACACTCACAATCCATTAAGTGATTGTGTTTCCCGATTTGTTTCCACACTCGGCGGGTTCTTCCTGTTAGCGGGTTCTTAACCTCCACCTTTACCTCGGCATCGATATGCACCCGCCAAATGTCCGGGGTGTCCTCGGCGATATAGCCATCGGTTTTGAGTAGGGTTGCCAGAATGTCTTTGAATACTGGATTCGACCACCGATAAACAGGGCAGAGTTTCCACTTCCACCCCACCTTGGAGCCTGTAGTTTTCCCGCTGAAAGGATCGCCGTTCGCTAGTCTTGCGTATGGCCTCTGAACTTTCTGATTGCCCGCAATCTCGGAGAAGCTAGTTTTGTCGGAGCCGACCAAGGCAAACCAGCCATTGACGCAACAATTAAGATAAACATCTCTTGTCTGGTCGCCCGAATCAATAAACACGCACTTATCCTCTACGCTAAACTCGTCTTGCTTGGCCTTTATGTCGCCCCAAGTTTCCAGCCGCCCCGCCCAGACCAGTCGGCTTTTCCCTTCTGCATCCCACGCCCTCACAACGCACCAAGCGTGGAACCCTCCGGCCTCTTGAATGTCGCACGCCATAACCAACTTCTCGCCCATTCTTACCTCACCCATCCGATAGGCTCCGGCCTTGATCTCGATCTTTTCGGATTCGTGTTCTAGCCAAGGTTCAGCCAGCACTCGATTCACGAAATCCTGTAAGCCAAGAATCCCGCCGTGTTTATCTTGTAAGAACTTGACCGCTAGGGAGCCGAAGGTTGCCCACGGAGCGTAGAGACCATTGAGATGATAGCTTCTTCGCCCCGGCTCTCCCTTGGGATTGGTTGGCATCCACTCGCCCTCTCGAAGCATCTTGGTCTTTTGTCCATCGGTTATCTTGCCCCTGCACCCCTCGCATTCATAGTAGGCAGAGTTTTTGACTATTCCGAAGTCGTATTTTTCGGCTTCAATTTTTGCCCTTTCATCCCACTTAACTTGCCCCCAAAGAAGTTTCTGTTTCATCCCACAATGCGGGCAAGGCACAAAGTAAAACCGCATATCGCCCTTCTGCCATTCTGACCAGATGATTGAATCTGCCGTGGTTGGGGTGCTAGTGCTGACGACTAGGTGATTGGGATAGGTTGCCACTCTAGCCTCGGCCAACTGCAAGGCTCCGGCCTCCTTAGAGCCTGTGCCGTCCGAGAACTTGTCCACCTCATCCAATAAAAGCAACGCAACGGATCGGCTAGAAAGGTTGGCGGGGCTGTTGCTTCCCACAAACCAGAGCGACATTTTGCGGAAGTGTTGCTCTAGGATTTTGATCTTGTCGGTATTGTCCGGCCTCTCTTTGGCTAGGGAGGGGCAGTCCTCGATCATTGGTAGCCAGCGGGTTTCAGAGAACGATCTGGCCAAAGCCTCCGAGGGCATCACCCAAAGGCTAGGGCAGGGAGCTTCGGCAAGCCTATACGCCAGCCCTGCAAGGATCGTGGTTGTCTTAGAGGTCTGTGCGCCCCAAACGAGGGTCAATCGCCTTACCGCATCATTTCCAAAACATTCGAGAGGCTCTCGACAATAAGGAGTCAAATTTGTCGAGTATGGTCCCGGAATGTTCGTCACTCTCGCAGAGAGCATCAAGTTCTTTTCTGACCACTCGGTAATACTTAACCTTGGCCTTCGCTGATACAATTCCTTGATGAAGTTCGTTGGATTCATTCATCGCTTAACTAAATAATCTTTAGCATACGCCCACGCCGGATTCTGGTGAATCTTATGATGGCACTCGAAGCAAGTGGCTAGGAAAAACTCGTCTTGGTTCAGCCTGTCCCCAAACCTTCCTCTCCTATGGTGAACTTGGCTTGCCATCTTGCATCGGCAGACTTGGCAGACAGGATTGTTGCCTAGAAACTTCTCCCGCACTTGTTTATAGGTGGCGTTCTGCTTGGCCCGCTTCTTGGAGACTGGTCGCAGTCTCCCACCCCGCTTGAGTGGCGTTTTGCGTTTAAGTGGAGAGCGTTTAATCGTCATATATAGTGTCATCGTAGGATATGCCTGTCTCATAAAATTCTTTAACATAAGGAACATCGTAGGCACACATATCCCGATATTCTAAAATCATAACTAGCTGTCCGTGCAAAGCTCTTGCATCAACTCCATCTCTTACAACTGCGTGATGGAAATGAACCATCCAAAATCTTCCAACACCTTCTTTTGTTTTTGGATAATTTGGGTCAAAGCATCCAACTCTCATTGAAAGATCGTTATGTGGGCTGGTGTATCCGGGCGTGTATAGTTTGCATCTGTCTGACCTTGGGGCGTATGCTAGGGCGACACGAGTTGGTTTGTATTTTGTTTTCATAAATCAAACAGATTGCAGATAAGCGTAACTAGGGCAAGCCCTGTTACGATGACTAGGAAACATTCGTTCATTTTAATAACTTTGCAATCGTCTCTAAGACCCACACGATTCCATAACATAGAATTACACAGGCCCAGAATCCTATATTCAACAGGGCTAGGCCAAGGGCAATTCCAATTCCTATTTTTAGTCCCATAAGTATCATCTAAATCCCTCCTCCGCTTTTTGTATGGCAATAAAGATTTGATCCACCCCCTCTTGAATCGCTGTCTTGGCACATTCTGGGTCGCTAGGGTTGGCTCTGGTTGCAAGGCTGGATGGAAGCGCATCCAGTAGTGATCGAATCTGTCCCAAAAACTTCGTATATACTTCTTGCACCTCGCTTGTTCGCATTGTGGCCTTGGTTAGCTCCTCGAATTGGGCGTGTTCCACCTCGGCCTCGCTGACCCTTTTCTTTGCCTCGCCCCAGCCTTGGATCGCCGCCCTTAGTGCTACCGGGCTTCCGTCTCGGTAGGCTCGCCCGACTAACGAGTAGGCAACTAACTCGGCCCTCCTCGCTCGAATCAATCTGCCATTCGTTGTCTCCGATTTTAACGATTCGGCAAAGTCCGAGGGATCGGATTGCTCGGATGAGTTGGCCGAGGGTTTGAGGATGGGTTGAACTCGGCTTGGTTTCTTTTGGTTTATCAATCGCCATCGACTTGCGTCTGCTTCGGAGGTGAGGGGCATTCCGTTCTTGACCATCGTGCTTACTCTGGCACGACTGATGCCCCATTTTTCCGCAAGCTCTTTTTGTGCGATCATTTGTAAATTTTACTGCCGAGGGATAATCCTCATTCATTGGCAAGCGTGGCTTTCTTTCCTGTAAGGTTTTCCCATCGCTTTACAATCACATCGCAGTAGTTTGGGCTGATTTCCATTCCGTAGCATTTTCGTCCTAGTTGCTCGGCGGCAATTATGGTTGTGCCAGAACCGCAAAATGGTTCATAGATACATTCTCCTTTTTCTGAATGGTTTTTTACAAAGATAGACCAAAGCTCGATTGGTTTTGCAGTTGG